TGGCATAAGCACCAAATAGGTCAGCAGATTCTTGAACTCTTACGATGTCCTCGATTCTTTTAGCTTCGTAGTGATGTTGATCAACTGTTAATTGGATCACACCATCTGTGTTATTTTGATAAGTTACTGCAGTTCCTGCAGACTTAGCAGCAGCAGTATCTTCTGCTACTTTAGGGATATTTAAAATATCTCCTCCGTCAGCTAACATACTCGAGAAATCTGACACTTGATTACGAAGAACGAATTTTCTTTCTGCATAATCTAAAATTGCATCGCGCCACATTTCCGGGATAAAATTCTAAATGTTATCGTCAAAGTTTTTTATCATTGACTTCTTTATTTTTCAATAAAGTTCGGCATATCTTTTCACTATAAGGTGGCTAACCTTTGTGTGTCGCTGACTCTTGGAAGTATTATATCTTTTCAACTTCTATGCTCTGCCCCTGAATAATCTTTGATTATCCTTCGGTTCTGATTCCCATGCCTTTCGGTTTAGGGTTCCAGCTTAATTCAGCGATTTATAGCAGCCAATCTATTCAGCTGCTGTGGTTGTGGTTACATTTCCATCAGCCATTTTATTACTCTCCTTTTAAGGTTTTAATTTCTATAGCCATCTACTATCTGTTTCCAAAGTTTAGGGTTCTTTCTTGCTTCCTGTCTGTCTTGTTCTGACAAATCAGACCATTTGCTATTTCCAGCAAACTTTCCACTTGAAGTAACCTCTTTGGCATCAGATACTTGCACTTTTTTATTTCCCAATCTTTCAATGTGCTTTTCCAACTTTATTGTTGGCAGGTCTGTATAGATTTCTTGATCTTCATCTGAAAGTTGGGACAGCAGATGTTCTCGTCTTTGTTTTTCTTGAATCTGAAATTGTTCCACCACAGGTTTTAACTGTGAGTTTTCTTCCTTCATCTTTTCATACAAAGATTTGAACTCCTCTTTTTCTTCAAGCTGTTTTTGTTCTTGAAGTTTGAGGTTCTCTTTGAGTTCCTTCAACTCAGCTTCTGCTGCTTGGCTTCTTTGTCTGTATTTCTTGCTTTCTGCAATTAAGCTACCGACTTCTGATTGATTATCAGTATTTTCCTGTGTAGGAGTTTCTGCTACTGCTTGTTCTTCTACTTTTACATTTTCTTCGGACATTC